AATTACCTGCCATATTACCAAGCGGCAAACCCGTTTGGCCTGAATACTGGACCAAGGACGAACTAGAAAAAACAAAAGCATCAATACCTGTATCAAATTGGAATGCTCAGTATATGCAGCAACCAACGGCGGAAGAGGGTGCAATTATCAAAAGAGATTGGTGGAAAGACTGGACACACAAAGACCCACCACAAATAAAATACAAGATTCAATCTTACGATACAGCTTTTCTTAAAAAAGAATCTGCTGACTTTTCAGCTATAACAACATGGGGAGTTTTTGAGACAGAGGATAATGGAGATAATATTATACTATTATCGGCGTTTAAAGACAGATACGAGTTCCCCGAACTTCGTAGAGTGGCACATCAAGAGTATTTATGGTGGAGGCCTGATATGACTTTGATCGAGGCCAAGGCATCAGGGATACCCCTGACGGCTGAGTTAAGACGTATGGGAATTCCAGTTGTCAACTTTACACCGAGCAAAGGAAATGATAAACATGCAAGGGTAAACTCAGTTTCGCCACTTTTTGAATCTGGCAAAGTTTGGGCCCCGATGCGCGAACATTTTGCCCAAGAAGTTGTAGAAGAGTGTGCAGCGTTTCCGCATGGAGATCATGATGACTATGTCGACTCCATGACACAAGCACTAATGAGAATACGACAAGGTGGATTGATTCGACACCCGGAGGATGCAAAAGATGAACCGATCCCAAAGAAACGTGTAGAATATTATGGCTAGTAAAGCATTAACAGATATAGCATTAAAACTTTATCAAAGTTTAGGTGGCAATCTTTCCAAGGTCCTTGGTACCAGAACCAATGTTAATTTTTTAGGTAAAGGTAAATCGCCAGTAGAAATGGTTGATGGCGATATTAATACTGAAGCATTAGGTTTTATATCACAATCTAAAGCCGTATCAGAATTAGACTCAGCGATGGGTTTTTTAACGGCTGGTAAATTAAACGATGTTCAAGCCAATAAATTAATTAAAAACATGCAGACGATGAAAGATTTTTACATGCCTCCGCCAGGGCCAGCTAACATTACGGATCTGGCAACAGGGACCAGGAATCTAGACAAAGAAGGTTTGATGTCATTACGAGAAGGAAGATCTTATTATAATGAACGTGGTTTTCAAATGCCAAAAAATATAAACAAGGAGGCTCTAAGAGAAATGTCTCCAGATGATATTGCAGATCTACAAGGTGTTGATCCACGTGAAACAATATTACCATCAGGTGAAGGATTAGAATTATTAAGAGGAGTAAAGAATAAAGAATTAATTTTAAATGATGTCGTTAACAAAATCTATTTAAACGCTGGAGTATCAGAAAGTGCTCAGCCAGTTGTTAGAGCTAATGCTAGAGAATTTTTAAATAGAATAAAAGATTTAGAAGATCCAAATTTTCCAGGCGGTCCAACATTAGCATCAGCGATGACAAAATCTGATTTTAAAGCTATGACTGAAGGTGGTGGCGGAGGATTAGGTGATCCGTTTTTATTAGTACAAAAATATTTTGGACCACGTGTAGCAACAGCTGTCGCAAAATTAGATACACCAAATGACATACAGCTCTTTGCAGAACGATTAGTTAGTGTCAGAGATTCAGCTGGTAGAACAATTACAGATAGGAAGTTTGACCCAACAACAGTTGACATTGAAGACTTTGAATTTGCAGATGGTGGACGTGTACCATTCTTTAAAGGTAAACTTGTTGGTAAAGCATTAGGACTAGCTAAAAGAAAAGAAGCTTTAGAGAGAGGAGTCGGTGAAGGTTTTGCTGCTGCAGAAGAGTTTGGAATTACTGGACCTATGGTTAGTAAATTATTTAGAGAGATTGCTATGGATCCAACTTTAGTTGGTAGAGAAAAAACAGAATATTTTAAAATACTAAACCAAGCGTTAAAAAATCCTCGAGACTTTCCAGATGAGATAATGAAGATTCAACAGAAACTAGGTATTGACGTTGGCATGAAAGAAGGTGGTCTAGCTAAGATCCTGGAGGTGTAATGGCCAAAAAAGATATTGGAAGTATTGTAGTTGGTAAAAATTTTAGAACCGGACAAGACACAGCTTTCGTTGTTAATTTTAATTTACCAAATGGAGAAAGAATACAAAAGAATTTTGCGTTTTCTATATATGGAGGAAGAAAAAAAGCCAAAGAAGCTGCTGAAAAATTTTACAATAAAACTTTAAAAGATCCAAGAGTCAAAACACTAGCTGGATTTGCAACAAAAACTAGAAGAGCTGATGTTGTAAAAAGTTTTTTAAATTATCTTGACAAAAACGGTGAGTTTGATGGAAATGAGAAACTTGCAAAAGAATTAGTAAAATATAAAGGTAATCCAAAACCTGGAACACCTAATAATTATGAACCAATAAATACATCTTTCAAAGAATGGAAAGAAGGCAAGTTTGATGTTGATGGTATAGATAATAAAAAAGCAAGATCTCTTGCTGAAGTAAAAAATTGGTCTCCTAAACCTAGAGGAGACAGAACTCAAGTAAAAGAAACTCAATTAAGATTTTTAGATAATTTAAATAATGATACTGATCTTACTGTAAAACAAGTTGAGTCAAAATTTAATAAATCATTTAAAAAAGGAAAATATTTTACACCAGCTTTGTTTAGTCACAGAGTAAATCAATTAACTCAACTTAAAAGAAACGGTTCTGTTTCAACTAACGCAGACGGCTCTTCAACCAGGTCTTATGGAATTAAAATTGGTGAAAGAGCACCTTGGTTAAAGAAAGCACTTTCTCAATCAATTAGTTTTAACACAAACTATAATAGATTAATTAGAGCGGCAGATATTTTAAACGAAAAGGGCGAAACTAATAGAGCCAATAGATTATATAAGGCAGCAGATAATTTTTTTGGGACAAAGGGAATATTTACAAAGTTACCCGGAAATGCAGAACATCCTCTATCAGTCACTTATGGCAAACCAGAAGATATTTTAAAAGTAGATAGTTTAGTTAAAGGAGATTTAAATTTATTTAAAAAAGCAGCATTCGATGCCCCTATCAAAAGATTAGCAGCTGAATACAATAAACCAAACACAAGCGTAATTAGAAAAGGAGAAATCAAAACTCTAATGAACAATAGAAAATCTTTTTTAAATTATTTAACTTCTGGATCTATAGATAAAGGTATTGTTGAAAAAGTTAATTTTGATTTTACACCACAAAAAGTTTTACTTTCAGCTGATGTAACACCAATAGATCAGTTAAATAAAAAGTTTGACTTTAGAGAGTTTGTTAAAAAAGGAGAGGGGTACAGCGATGTTTTTTCTAAACGTGGAGCTGGAGGTAATTTATTGACAGCAGAAGGTTTTGCTAAACGTACTGGAGTAAGTGATACAAGAATCGCAAATTTACTTAAAGCTGTAGAAAAAGCCCCGGCTAGTTGTCAAAAAATTTTATCTTTTAAAACAGGTGGTATATCTGCAACTTGTGCAGAAGCAGTTGTAAAAGATCCAGTAGGCGCTGCTAACAAATTAACAGAACTAGAAGAAACAAGCGGACCACTTGCAAAAGTAAAAAACGCAGCAGTAAGTTTTTTAAAATCACCAGGTGTTAAATCATTTACCGCAGCAGGAGTTGCAGGAGCTGTTGGTGCAGGATTAGTCAAACAATTTAGAAACGATGATCCATCAACTTATTTATCTGACGAAGATCAACAGAAAAGTTTATTGGTTGAAATGGCAACTGATCCAATAACAACAGAAATGCCAAGACCAGATATTTTAGATTATCAATTGCCATTGGCAGGTGCACTTGTTGCAGGATCAACAATTGCTACTGCACCAAAAACAATTAAAGCTAGTAAATCAAGAGCACTTGGTGTTGAGCAAAAAAGACCAGGCGTGGTTAAAACAGGGTTTAGAACTTTAGGCCGTGGTTTAGGACTAGCAGCATCACCAGGACTTTTAGCTCCCTTAGCAGCTATGGATATTGCTGGTCAAGTATCAGAAGGAGATTCTCCGTTAGATATTGCAACAGATCCACTCAACTATTTATATCCAGCTTTTTCAGAATCAACACCAAGATTTACAAGGGGACTGCCTTCAGTAGTTAGAAAAGCTGCTAGTCTAGGATTAGGAAAAACAGGACTTAGATTATTATCTAGAGCAGGTATAGTTGGACTTGGTCTATCTTTAGGTATACAAGGATATAACTTATTAAACGAATAATGGTTAAATTGATTCCAGGAGGGGGACCACCCCCAAAAAGCGGACCTAATCCACAAGGGTTGAATGTGCCTGGAAAAAAGATTATAGTAGTAAAGAACTCGGAGAAAAAGAATGTCAACAATAGACAAAGCTCTACCAAACGTAGTAGAGACAAGCGTAACAACGCCTAGTGAAGAAGAAGTCGCTCTAGCAGAAGAAAAAGTTGCAGAGTCACAAGGTGGTGAAGGCGTAGATATACAAGAGAATGAAGATGGTTCAGTAGATGTAAACTTTGAACCAAATAAAATTAATCTAGAAGGTACAGACACA